ATTTATATTTACCTTTCATTACGCTCTTCTACATTTGGTTGTCTTACAACTCTGGTAAAGAATTTTGGTCCATTGGCATATAGGAATGTTCTTAATCCTCTGCCTTCATTTATATCACTCCAACAATAAAACTTATAAGGACAATAACTACAACCAATACTAAGTTTTCTATTACCAGTTTTGCCATCTGGAACATCTTCATAACATCTCTCAGGTGGAGTATCAGATTCCAAAGCTTTATTAATTTTTTCTATACGTTGAGATACATTATCAAATTCCATTTCATGTAGAGGTGAAAGAGCTATCTTTCCATTCTGTTTATCAATGGCTAGAAAAGCAGCTTCTCTATCTCCTTCTGCTTGAGCATAACCTGAAAGCTGTGCGATATATCCAAAGGGATCGTCCTGTCCTACTGTATGACTTTCAAACTTTTTAAAAGCGTAAGATGAAGCACTCTTTACATCTACCGTTACGCCGTCAATGCGACAATCCTTATGTCCTCTAACACCATTCAATTCAACTTTCTTTTGTTCCTCTGTAACGCTATGACCAGCAGTCCTAGCTAAGAAAATAAGGAACTCTTCTAAAATATTTCCATATAGAAATTTAATCTGGTTATGTGGTAGAGGTTTTTCAGAGACAGGAAAATCTTTTAAACTATACCAAAGTTGTCTTAGAGGTTTACCTACTTGAGACATCCTTAAAGTATTTTTCTTTTTAGACTTTTTACTTTCTAATAATCTGTCTACAATATGTTTTGTTATAGCTTTAGATAATTGTTTAGCAGGAATGTCTAACTCAGATTTAGTTACAGTTGTCTTGTCTGTAAATAAATTATATATATCGCTAACTAATGTATCTATTTTTTTCATAATAAAAATAGGGGTTGAGGCAGCACTGGCGCGTTACTACCCCAACCCCTCTCCTAGTTAGTTAGAGGGAAACGGGATATCTTCTTGATCAGAAGAAGAATACCCACCAGATACTGCTTCAAAGCCTGTATCTGAAGCAGCACTGTTTGTGCCGTAGGGAACAAGCTCTGTAACTTGTACCCCTACAAGGTCAGCACCTGTACCTGCTTTGCCTCCAAACTCCCAGTCATAGGTGTCAAAGCGTACATTCACCTTTGACCCGTTACCAATGAGGGTGTTAAACATTGGCTTGAGATCAGAGTCAACCAAGCTTGGGGGACGATTCACTCCCCCACCTTTGCGACGTACCTTACGCTTCACCGTCACAAATTCTCCACGATCATCTCCCTTATCTTTAAGGGAAAGACCTAAACTCTTAACAAGCTTTTTAGCTGTGGTATCCAACATACCTACATCAATAGTCCAAACACCATCCTCATCGAAAGTTGTATTTGGGTGGGCAATGCTGGCCCAAAAAGCTGTTCCTGAAATAACTGCCATTATATAATGCTCCTATAGATTAGGGTTAAAATAAGATCTCATTCAAACAAAACTAAGCAGCAAGGCGATAAAAAGTATATCGCTTTCCTTCTGGTGTTGAAGCTGTCTTAGTTAAGATATTATAACCTTGACTTCTAAGAACTGATATAGCTGCTGTAACATTTTCACACCAGCCTTGTTCAATGGCTGTTCTTCGAGTTACTCTCATTCCTTTCTTTAAAGCTTGTAGTATTCTGTCTGTAGTAGTCATATAATATTTTCTCCTTTGTAGTTAGATAAAAAGTCTAGCATAGACCCTGCTCAATGTCAAGAACTTTTTACAGGGTGTAACAAAGATTCCCCTACATAGTAGGTAGGAGGATAATTATACATATACTTTTTTTCCTTTTTGTTTTTTCTAAAATCCTCTCTACTAATGTAGCCAAGGATCATAGCTTCTTTTAAATTATCTTTATCTATAAAGACTAAAACATATTCATCTGGTGTCTTTTTATTAAACTCATCAATCTTAACTTTCAATTCTTTTTCACCATCACCGTTGTATGTTATAGTCTTAATATCAATCTTGAAATTTTGTGAGTCGTTTTTAGATGTCTCAAAGTCATGGCCTGGATCTCTCACAGCATAAATTGTTCTGTCCATCTTTATGCCTGTGTGTTTTTCATAGGCTAATTCTCCAAGCACACCTAGAATATGGGAACCTCCAAAGACTTTACTTACATCGCCCATTTGATTTGACTCCCTAAATGAAACGTGCTTTGCTCCATGCCTTTGTTTACCCATATCAATGGCCCACTCAATTTCTTTATCTGTAAATTTAATTAATGTGTGGTCGCCCATGTTTCACCTACCTTAAATTCACTGTCTAAAGGACACTTAATTGCTAGTCCCTCCTCTGTAATTTTCATAGCATCTCCTGTTAGTTGTCCGAACCTTTCTGCATCTGTCTTTGCTACTTCAAATTGATATTCATCGTGAATAGATGCTACCAGTTTAGCATCTAAACCTAATTTGTCAACCCCATCTAAGATATTCAAGAGCCAATCCTTACATATAATTGCTCCTGCTCCTTGAATTAAAGTATTCAGAGAGCTATGAGGTGATCTGGTGTAGTGGTATCTTCCATCTAAGCCTCTAATCTTACCTTTTATTGAGGCTTCTTGTACCTGATTGCGGAGCAACTTCAGTGTAGGTAAGTTAGATAAGTAAGTATCTATAAGTTTCTTGCCTGTACTAGCACTTCCTCCCACTATAGCACCTATCTTGGCTGGCCCTGCTCCATAGAGTAGAGCATAGATAAACGTCTTTGCACTAGCTCGATCAGGTAAGCCAGCCATCTTTTGATTTGCTGTGTGTATATCTCCTCCAAGAATTTCTTGGATAAAGGAGTCGCTGTTCATGTAGTGAGCTAAAGCTCTGAGTTCTAAGCCTGAAGCATCAGTTCCTACAAGGGTATGTGTGTCTTTGTTGGAGACAGTCCAACAATTTCTACATTCTTCACCATAGGGTGAGTAAGAGGCTGGAACCTGTGCCATATTAGGGGCATAGTGTGCCATCCTCCCTGTCACAGTCTTTAAAGTTAAGACTCTGCCATGTACTCTACCATCGTCTCCTGCTGCCTCTACCCAAGATTTAATCTGACTTGCTCTTTTTTGGAGAAGAAGATATCTCGTAATAGCTTTAGCTTCAGGCATATCAATCTTAGCTAGAACAGATTCATCAACAATGATATTTCCTTTTGGTGTTCTTTGTTTTGGTTCCCATCCTTTATTTATTAATCGTTCAGCAATTTGTTTTCTTGAAGCAGGATTAAATATCTCTACATGATCAGGTAATCTTTTTCCAGATCTTTTATGATGTCTTATAGTTACTATAGGCTCAAAAATTTCTTGAAGATCTTTCTCAATCTGTTCTGATTCATCTTCAAACTTACCTTGTAGTGTCATGGCATAAGGAAGATCCAAAGCAAATCCATTTCTTTCTTGTGTATCAATAGCTGCTCTGATAGCGTGTTCTAATTTTACAGAGCGAGAAGAAAAGTTTCTTCCTTCAGATTTTAATTCATTATATAATTTATATGTTATGTTTATATCTTGTTTACAATATTCCAACATCTCTTCTGTAAAGGAAGAGAAGCTGTCTATCTCTTGTTTAGGCAAAGAAAGTTTATTGCCCCACTCTTTCAGAGAATGTCCTCCTTCTCTCATAGGATTGTAGAGTTGAGATAATATTAAAGTGTCTACAACAGAATTTAAATTTATTGTTTCTCCAATAAGTTTATTAATAATTGGAGCGTCAAAGGATATCCCATTGTGCATTATAAAATTATCTACTTGTGTAGCCCACACAGGAAAGGCTGTGTAACATTCTCTTTGTTTAAATATATATCCTTTTCCTGTATCTACATCAGCAGCAACAATGCAATGTATAGTGGTCGCATCCTTGATCAATCCATCTGTTTCAACATCAACTACGCACCTCATTATTCTCTCCTTCAACTTCAAAAGGATTTGATATCTCAGACATTCTACCAGTTTCCTTATCGTAAAACAAGTATGTTGCTATACCTGTCTCACCAGTGTATCTATTTTTCAAGATCCTTACAGTTGTTGTGTTAGCTTCAGTAGGATCTTGTGATTGCTGGTTGCGTTCCAAAGCTATTACAGCATCAGACAGTTGTCCTATACTTTGTGATCCTCTTAGGTGTGCTAAAGATACTTCCCTTCCTTCTTCATGTCCTCTGTCGGAAGATGTCCTTCTAAGGTGAGACACAACCAGTAGAGAAACATTACATTCCTCAACTATCTTTCTTAGATTAGACATAAGATTATCTATGTTACGCCTCTCATCACCTTCTTGTTGTCCAGAAATCACCATTGAAAGATGGTCAAGAACAATCCATTTACAATCAAGTGCGTTGGACATGAACCTTACAAGCCCAAGAATATCTTCGTTAGACATAGATCCAAAGTGATCAAAAGCTACAAATCTATTCGTACCAATTGTATTATCTTCCCATTCCTTTAACTGTTCTAAAGAAAAGGTATCTCTAATTTCCTTAATATATAATCTTTGATTGGCTTCAACAGACATGAT